TTTGACCAGTCGTTCCATTCATTCCCCTCCCTTGTCCATCACTAGGAGGAGGTGGTCCTTCTCGAGATGGCGGAATATGCAGACGAAATCATTGGCAGTGTAAAGTTCTACTGGGCCTGCTGGCATGCTCTGCAGCACGTGAGGGAGCCATGAACCATAGTGGGATGTCGCTCCCACGCTAGGGTCATTATCCAAGTCCATGGTACAGTCTTCCATGTCAATTGCTGTGCTCATGCTAGCACTGCTCTTATGTCCAGCCTTGAAGACCAGCAGACTCTCTTCGGGGTCGAAGGTCATCTCGAAGGGCGTGCCCTTACCTATGACTTTCTCCATTCCCTTCACTTGGAACAGGTCAGCACCTTGTATCTTAGCATAGCATGTCAGAGGCTTACCAGCCCATGTCTTCCAGTGATTCCTCTCTGCGTCATCTACCAAAGCCAATGCCTTGCTCACACTCTTGTGTGAAAGCACTAAGTCTGTAGTGGGTAGTTTCAGTTCCGTCTTACCAGAAAGGATACGCAGTGCGCTATTCTTAGGCTGCCATAAGGTGATAAGTGCATCCTGTGGTAGGGTCTTGATGAATGTCAATACCTTGGCTAGGTCTGCAATAATCACTTCACCACTGTCCTGCACTGTAGCACTAATTGTCGTGTGTAGCAGGTGAGTAGGGAGGGCTACCGTGCCTGACATGGACATCTGCCTCGCTGTTAGTCTCAGGTCCCCCACACCCGGACCAAATCCTGATAGGAAAGATGACAATGCAGGCTTACCTATTTCGACTCGGGCGATTCTACTCCCCCCTTAGAGCAGTCCCTCGATTCTGGCGCGGCCTCGCGTACATCGTGTATAAGAACTTTTCGGTCCTCGAATTGCCCTTCATAGATTAAGGCTATTTCACAACTACACATCTCTGGACGGAAGTCCTTACCATGAAGGGTCTTAGTGACCCGCATGAGTATCCCTGTATCATTGCACCATTTGCAACTCATCTCACTCCCTCGTAAGTTCAGGGAGACCATGCCATTTGTGGTCTGCATCGTCGAATGTAGTCATGACGAGTCTAGTCTTGTTGAGTAGGTTAGGCTGGCTTCTAGACTTGGTGAAAGTGGCCTCATAGCGTGTCTCGCCTGTCAATCGCCCCTCTTCGTCTCTAACTGCCTGTGACCCCATCTCGATGATGGTGTGTAGGTAGTTAGCCGTCTGCTTTTCCCATCTAGGCTTCTTGTTCCCTGTCATGGTCCCTTCCTTGGTCTGTTCGTAGTTCCAGTGCGTCTCGTAGTAGACATTGACGCCGTGTCGGGTCAATTCCCTGCATAGTGACGTCAATTGGTGGAATCGCGTGCTGCGTATCTGCCAGTTGAACCTCATCCCCACTTTCTCGTGAGGGCTGATTTTAGCCCCAATTCCGTCTGGGGCTGTTCCTAGGTCCTCGATGAACATACAAGCACTGGCTACTGAGTCCCACAGGTCCACTGCAGTCACTAGAACCGTGTGGAGGGTCTCACCAGTATAGCCAGACTCGTTTTGAGCCTGTGCCCACTCTAGAGCCCTTCTGCCTATTGCCATCACCTTGTCGTGTGTAGCAGGGTAGTTGTAGGCTGTCCTAGCCTCGTCCTGCATCACCCAAGGGTTCTGGCACTTGAACTCAGAGCGCCTGTCTGCGTAGAATGCATCTCGGAGTTTTGCGCCGCCACCGTCGAAATCAACCACTAAGCAGGATTTCCCCTTTGGGATGCTATCGAAGACCACTGCAGTCTTACAGGTTCCGTCATCACCGACTATGCCACCGAAATCGCCTGTCATCGGTGCTACTTCTTCAGCGAACCATTCAGTTTCCTTTGGTTTCTGCTGCATGGGGGTGGGTAGATGTTGCTTAGGGTCAGGACCTAGGTCCTTGTCCAGAGACTGCTTCCAATCCTTGGAAGCCTTCGCAATGTCAGATTCTTCTTGCTGCTCCTTTTCCTTGAGAGCCTTGAATCCACTCATGACTGTTCACTTCCGAATTGCTCTAGGCTAGTGTCACCGCCCTCACCGGCTGGTATAGCCAGTCGAGGGGGGACGAAGATTCCCATAGCCTTGATGTTAGGTACTTGGCCGTCATCGGTAGTACGAATGCCGAGTCTGCCGAAGATATACACTGTGGACTTGACTGCGTAAGGCTTCCAGCCCTCACGGCCTTCGTAATCGAAGGCATGGCACTTGTCACCCAAGAAGCCGTGTACTCTCACTGATACTTCTCGCCTCCACATGTCGTTAGCGAATTCTCGCTGTAGACCGAAAGATGAGACTCTCATTGTGAAGTCCTTGCCCCATGGGTCGTATTCAGTCTCATACCCAGTCCTGTTAATATCAGTGACCTTTCCCTTGATGCAAACGATAGGGCCGATTGGATTATCGAACCCTGCGACCTTCTCGGATTGGTTTTGGTACACTTCCATCAATTCAGTCAGGTCTGAGATATAGCAAGGAAGGCCACTCATCAGAATCTCGCCTTTCAAGTATGCTCGGTCTTCCTTCTCAACGAACTCATCAGTATAGTTGATGTTCTTGAAGAAATTATTACCTGCACGGTAGACGTCTTCCCAACCTTCGCTCACGTTCGCTGGTTGTGGCCTTAGTTGGATTTTACATGGTTGCCCGAAGGAAACGGCGTGTGACACGTCTTCTTCTGAAGAGCCACCGACGTCTATGCGTATCATCTCTAGGTCTTCACCGAACCTTTCTGCGGTGTTTCCGTAGAACCTGTAAGTCCTGCTCCATAGAGATGGGGCGATAGGCTCACCATGTCTGGCCCAATCTGGGTTGCTCTGCAACAGGGCAAGGGTCATCCCGCTATCACGGATTAGGAACCAAGGGTCTTCGCCCTCTACGAACCTGTCTTGTGTCGAGGCTACTATGCCATGTGCCTTCTCAAGCATCCAGACGCCATTCTCGACGAATGCCCGTGCGACAACACCAGCGTTAATGGCATTATTGAGGTCTTTTCTCGCTTGGCTCAATGCATCGTTACGTAGTTTGGCTCTCTTGTCCCTCATCTTGGGCTCTATAGCGATAAAGCAGCCGCACCACTCAATGGCATTCCCACCGGGGCTTTGCATCACTCTACGTTCGACGACGAAGGTCTCTGCAGCGTCGACGAGGAAGTCTTCATCTTCTTCTTGAAGATTGACGATTCCGAGATGTTCCTCGATGTACTCGAGATACTGCTTAGCAGCATCTTCTTCAGATATGCTGTGTTGTTCAGCATACCATCGCAGTCTTTCTTTTACTTCTTCTGGTATGTTCTTTTCAGTCATTTTTTTCACTCTTCTTTTTTGTCCCACAGGGAAGCGAGGCTACCCACGAACCAATCAATGAACCCCTCTTGTGAGAGGGGCCACTGGTGGGCGGCTAGCACTGCATCTCCCCAGATGCGGGAATAGTGATGGAACCGCGAGGGCGGCATATCAAGTTGTCGCACTTTTTCGTGCAACCTGTTCAATAAAGCAACATTTGAGTGTGTATCAATTCGAGATAATTCCGTTCGGAGGGCTACCCAATCACCACCTACCAAGGACAGAGCAGGGTCTGAATAGGCCTTTGCTGCTGAACCTACCATGCTTTTGAGACCGTCGAAATCCCTGTTGGTGGCATCTATCGCTAGACCAATGCGCCTAAGGTCACCATTATAGGCATTGCATGTCTCCACTGCTAGGGACTTCGCCCAATTGGGGAGGAACATCTCGACCTCCTTGGCATTGTATGGTCTGAATTTGCATGTGTAGCATCGCGAGCGTATAGCCGGTATGATATTCGCTTCTTCGTTTGCTGTGAGTATGAATAGTGCGTGCCCAGTCTCTATTATTCTCCTAAGCGCGTCCTGTGCTTGTTTAGTGAGGCCGTCTGCCTCATCTAGTAGGATGATGGTATGCTCTGCATAACCCCTCTGAGTGGCGACTTCCTTGACACGTGTACGTACGAATTCTATACCTCGCTCATCTGATGCGTTGAATTCATGAATATCAGCCTGTAACGCGCGCGCGAGCGCGTGGGCTGTAGTTGTCTTTCCAGTACCCGG